GAGTTACCGCGAAGCATTCTCGGGCGGGTGGTCGTGGCGACTGCCCGCCAAGAAAGGACCGCACTAGCTCACACCGCGATCCGACGGGCGACCTAACGCGCCTGGCATGAACAACGGGTGTGCCAGGGGTCGCCGGGGGCGGTCGTAGCCTCGGAAAGTAGACACCGACCACTCGCGAAAACGGGTTTTTCTCGTACCTCATACCCGTCAACCCCTTCGACGCCTTCAACGCCTTGGGGGGGAAGGGGTATAGGGGGGGTGGTCGTGCGTTCTACGAACCGACGTGCGTCGACCAAGGCGTTGACCAAGGCGTTGACCCGATCCCCCAAGGCGGTGACGTAAGTTACTGATTATCCCCAAGGCGTCGAAGAAGTTGTGTGTGTGTGTGTGTGCCTAGAGGCGAAAATCTCGTGTTTCGGGTGTTGCACCGAGTTGGCACCCCGGTCGGTGACGGTCGTGACGGTTGACCCGCGTGCTACACTCGGGCGCAAACGATGGGGGGTGAACCCATGTCGCCCGGTCGAGTCTTCGACGTCGTCGCGATCGTCTGCTTTGCCGTCGCCGCGATCCCGTGGCCGCCCTCGCCGCCGGTCAATCTGACCGCCCTCGGCCTCGTCTTTTTCACCCTCGGGCACCTCTTCCCCTAGACGCGAGACGCCCGTGGAACTCCGCATCGAGTTCGATACGAACGTCGTCCGCGCCATGCTCGAGGCGGTCAGCGATCCGACGTTCCGCACCCTCGCCGCCAAAGCCTTGACCGACACCGTCACCGACGGCGAATCCCAAACGGCACAGCTCTTGCGCCCGATCATGGGCGGCGTGCGCCCCCAAGAAATCGACGCCGCCTTGTCGACCCAGCCGGCACGCCCCGAACACCTCGAGGCGGCACTCGTCGGCGGCGGCAAGGCAATCCCCATGATCCGCTTCAACCCGACCGTGTCGCGCCGCGAGGGCGTCTCGATTCAGATCGCCGGGAAGACGGAACGCTACCGCCACGCCTTCCAAGCGACGGTCCGCCACGGGCACACCGGGATTTTCGAGCGCAAGGGCAAGGAACGCCTGCCGATCCGCGAGCTATACGGGCCCTCGGTGCATGGCATGATGGCCCGCACCGACGTGTTGCCGCGCGTCACCGCGCTCCTCGAGCACGACTTGCTCGACAACTTGTCGCGCCAGATCGAACGCCACGTGCGCCGCGCGACCACGCACGGCGGTGCGTAGTCTCTCGCACTCGCACCCAGTCGGTGCCGGTGCTATTCGCCTCACTGCCACACCACCCCGCCACACGGCACGTGCCTCGACCGTGGGGCACGTGCCCCTACCATGGGTGTTGCTCGCCCCGCGCCTGTGGTATCGGGGCACCGGATCGACCGACATCGCAACCCGGTTCGCGGCGTGGCACCGGATCATCCGTGCCCGTCGGCGCACGACGCGTCGGGGGAAACGAGGGAACCGCCATGGGATACCCCGGCCCGCGACGACGCGGCAGATTTCACGCCCACATGCGACGCGAGTGGCGCCGCTACCAGCAAGGACGCCTGCACTCGGGCACCCGCCGCACCGGTCCGGTCGTGCGCGCCTATGATCAGTACCTCGCCGTCGCCCTCTCGTCGGCACGGGCCAAGGGACTTCGAGGCGCCCCGCCCGCGCCGAGGTGATCCCATGAAAGCGTCCAAGCGTCGGTCACTGCCGCGTAGCGCGTTCGCCTACCCCCGCACGCGGTCGTACCCGATCGATACCCTTGCCCGTGCCCGTAACGCCCTCGCACGGGCGGCACAACGCGGCACGAAGGGATCCTATGCGCACGTCGCGGCGGCGGTCAGACGCCGCTGGGGGAACAAGGTCAAGTCGGTGGCGCGGGCTCGAGGGCGCCGACGGTGACCGCCCTCGATATCCTCGCCGCCCTCGTGATCGTCGCGTTGATCCTTGGCGGCGCCGGGTACCTGCACCGCGACTACCGTGCCCGCCACCCCGAACCACCCCCCGGCAACGGCACGCCGCCGTCGGAACCTCCGGCATCATGAGCCCACGCACCGTGGTCGTCGAGGTCGGGGGGTATCGGGTACTCGTCGCCGTGCCCGTCACGCGGGTCGGTGCTGCCACAACGGCAGCGGCGCCGACGCGGGTCCTCCCGGCGACCCCACCGACGGCGAGGCGGCGCCCCGCGACCCTCGATGCGTTGAAACGGCCTAAAAAGCGGCGCAATTCCGCACACTTGGCAGGCCCTTGCGGCGCGGACGGCGGTGGGTGACCCGCGCACATGCTGGGGCTCGCCGATTTCTCGATCGAGGTGCTCGACGACGTGGGGCAGCCGACCATGACGGTGCGGGTGGTGTGCAATCGGTGCCGAGTGATCATATCGACGCGGCGGTACGATGCGCGGCTAGATAGTCCCGACTCGGGCGGCGAGGCAGGCGAGGCGCATGCGCGGGCGTGCCTCGCGCACCGATGCGACCCGAGGTGACGGTGCCCGACGGGTTCGCGACGCGGGCGCAGTATGCGCGGCGTCGCAACGTGTCGCGGCGGACGGTGTACCGGCGCACGGTGCCGGGGGGCGGTCCGATCCCGGTGCACGGCGAACGGCGGTTGCTCAAGATCGAGGAAGCGGACGCGTTGTGGTTCCCGACCAATGCGCCGAAACGGGCGAACGGGCGCACGAACGGCTACACGACGGGCGAGAAACTGATTCTGGCGCGGGTGACCGCCCTCGCCCTCGACGTCGAGGCGAAAAAGCTGGCACTCGAGGAACGGCGCGGCACGCTCATGTCGCGCGACGTGGCGACGCGCAAGGCGTTTGCGTTCGCGCGCCTCTGGCGGGATCGGTGGCTCACGTGGCCGGCGCGGGTCGGGCCCGTGATTGCGGCGGCACTCGACGTCGACGCGGGCGCGGTGACCGTCATGCTGGAAACGCACGTGCGAGAGCACCTTGCCGACCTCGCGAACGAACGCCCTGGCATGTGACGCCGACGCCGCCTTCGACGCGGCGGTCGCCGACGGGGCGCGCCCCGACCCGGCGTTGACGGTCAGCGAATGGGCGGATCAGCACCGGATCCTGTCGGGGCGGTCGGCGGCGGAACCGGGGCGGTGGAAAACGGCGCGGGCGCCATACTTGCGCGCCCCGTTCGACTGCTTGTCGGCGACCTCGCTCGTGCGCCGCGTGGTGGTCATGAAGGCGGCGCAGCTCGGATTCACCGAGGGCGCGGTCAACTGGCTCGGCTACGTGATTCACCATGCGCCCGCGCCGTTTCTGTTCGTGCAACCGACGGTGGAACTCGCAAAGCGGTTGTCGCGGCAACGGATCGACACCGCGATCGCCGAGTCGCCCGCGTTGCAAGCCCGGATCGTGCTCGCCCGCGATCGCGAGGGCGGCAACACCGTCTTGCTGAAGGAGTTTCCTGGCGGGCTCGTCGCGTTGACGGGCGCCAATTCGGCGGCGGGCCTGGCGTCGATTTCGGCGCGCAACCTGGCACTCGACGAGATTGACCGCTATCCCGGCAACGTCGAGGATGAGGGCGACCCGATCGACTTGGTCGAGGCGCGGGCGCGCACGTTCGGGGCGCGGCGCAAGGTGCTGGTCATGTCGACGCCGACGATTGCCGGCACGTCGCGCATTGAACGGGAGTTCCTTGCCACCGATCAACGCCGCTATTACGTGCCGTGCCCCGCGTGCCGCACGTTTCAGGTGCTCGCGTTTTCCCGCCTCGAGTGGGACCCGGGGAAACCGAAAACGGCGCGGTATCGGTGCGAGGCGTGCAACGCGCCGATCCGCGAGGCGGCGAAAACGAAGATGCTGGCGCGGGGCGAGTGGCGCCCGACGGCGCCCGCGAGCGACCCGACGATTGCCGGGTTTCATGTGAGTGCGCTCTACTGCCCCGTCGGGTGGCTGTCGTGGGGGGAGATTGCCGAGGCGTCGGAGAAAGCCGCCAAGGATCCGCAGTTACAGCAAACCTTCGAGAATACGATTCTTGGCGAGCCGTACACGGCGCGGGGCGAGGCGCCGGATTGGCACCGGTTGCGGGATCGGGCGACCGGCGACGCCCTCGGCACGGTGCCGGCGGGTGTGCTGTTCTTGACCATGGGCGTCGACGTGCAACGCGACCGGCTCGAGGCGTCGGTGTGGGGGTGGGGGCGGGATCGGCGGTCGTGGCTGGTTGATCACCGCATCCTCGAGGGCGACACCGCGACCGAGGCGCCGTGGTCGGCGTTGACCGACGTGGTGGCGCGCACGTACCCGACGCCAAGCGGCCTCGCGATGCCGCTGGCGCGCGTCGCGATCGATACGGGGCACGCGACGACGGTGGTGCACGCGTGGGCGCGGAAGCAACCGACGGGGCGTGTGGTGCTCGTGCGCGGCGGCGGGTCGGGGCCCGCCTTGGTGTCGTTGCCGCGTGCCGCCGACGCCACCGAGGCGACGGCAACG